CGTCAGCGGTGCCCTTGATCGAGATCGAGTTGAACAGGAACCCGGCGGCGTTCTGGCGGCCGTCGGCGGCGCCAGCGCTGTAGGGGCCGTACAGGCCCGTCGCGGTGATGCGTCCGACCACGGTCCCGGAGGCGATGTAGCCGTCCGGGTAGTGCGTGGCTTCGGTGAACGCGGAAACGTCGAGCGTGATGGTGCGAGTGGCCTCGGTGCCATGAGCCGATCCCAGCCAGGACCGGTCCTCAACACCCCAGGTTTCGCTGCGGACGGAAATGTCCACTGTTACCTCCTAGTGGTATCCCCGCCCGGCACGGGGTCGTCATTTACCGGGATCACCGAACCGGGCTCGCGCCCGCGCCTTACCGGCTTCTTTCGGGTTCTTGACCGAGCCAGGACGGACGCCCTGGGACGGATCTGGTTTCTGCTGCTGGGCCGCGACCCGCTCGCCCTGGAGGGCGACCAGTCGTTCGGCCTGCTTCGAGATCGACTCCTCGTCAGAGCCGGTCAGGAAAATCTCGGCGTCTTCATCGGAGATGCCGTGTTTCGTGGCGATCCGGTACCGCAGGGCCTCGGTCTCGGCCTTCGCGGCCTTCCGCTCGAGCTCGGCCAGCAGTTCGTTCGCTTTCTCGAGCTCGGTCTTCTGCTGGTCTTCGATCTCTTTGAGCCGTTCAGCCGCAGGCTTCACGGCCTTCAGCTGGTCCTTGAGGTCCTTGATCTGCCGTTCGGCTTCCTTGCGGGCGTCGCGCTCCGCCGTCAGGGCTTTCAGGCCGGATTCGCCGAGCTGTTCTTCGGGAGCGTCCGGCTGGTTCGGGTCGGGTTCGGACATCGCGTCCTCCATGTCGGGGCCGAATCGCTCGGCCAGGTCCAGCCCCTTGCGGGCTGGAGGTCTAGTAGATGTAGCCGTGGACCTTCAACAGGCGCAACGCATCCGCGTGGTCCTTGGCTATCTCATAGATCGACTCGGGCATGAGCCGGGTCAATTGCTGCCCGCGCGATCCAGTCACTCTCAGCTCGGCAGTGGTGAACAGGTCCGCGCCGAACACGTCCCGGCGGCGCAGCCTTCGCCGTTGCCCCTCGGCGGCACCGGAAAGCCCGGCGGCTTTACGACGTGCGTTCACGACGCGAGCCATGTCCGCGCCGTCACGGATGGCCTGCGCCCCAGCGGTGGTGAAGATCCGGTCCTGTTCGGCCTTCGGCAGCGAGTCGAAGTAAGCCTTCGGGTCCGTAATCAAGTCCTCGCGCGGGTCGCCCACGATGGGGACTGAGATGCAGTTGCACTTCGGGTGGCGTTTGAAGTCGGTCTTCCACGACCGGTCGGAACCCGCCAGGATGACGCACCTCGAACAGGACGGCGGCGTGATAGCCCGCGCGTACCGAGTGACCCTTCTGGTAGTCGATACGATCGTGGACGCGACCCGGTAGGCGTCAGCGACTTGCGTCGCCGCGATCATGCGTGTGTGCGCCTGACCGAACGACATGGCCTTCGCGACACTTGCTCCCCGGTTCAACGCCTCGATCGCCGTGAACGCCGGCGACAACAACAGCGTGTCCAGCGGTCTGCCGTCCGACGCCCATCCTGCGAGTGCGAGCGGCAAGATCTGGCCGTCATTCGGGTTGTCGCCACCCTGGACTCGAATCGCCTCATCAACATAGGGGGTTGCGAGGCCAGACGCTTGCGCCTGGGCGGTCACGATCGACCGGAACAACAGGGGGACCAGCGACTTCCAAGAGTCGAGTATCCGGGACTGATCGACTTGGCCCCACAACATCCGGGCCTCTCGCTCAGCCGCGCTCGAGGCCTTGTCAGTCTGCTTCTTGTAGCTCAGCGCGGCCTGCAGCACTCACGGCCTCCTGCTGGCGAGCGAGAACGGTCAGCGGGTCACGCTCCAGCGCTTCCCGCTCCTCGTCTTCCATCAGATCGATCTGCGTGTCGGTGTAGCCCACGTCGAGACGAGCCTGCCGGAGGGTCGAGATACCCACCTGCAACTTCTTGACAGCGGCGTCAGCGACCTGCGCGACCGTCGGTGTTGAAGCGTCCCGCCACACCGTCTCCATGCGACGCAAGTCCGCGCCTTCGACGTCGAGCTTCGCGATCGTCGCCGCGATCCGCATGACCTGCTCCCACGCGCCCCCCAAGACACGCTGCTTCCGCTCCACGCGCTTCACCAACTGCGCTTCCGAAGATCGGATCGCGTCCGCCGAAGCCGGGTTCGTGCCAGCGAACTGCAGGTAGTGCGGCGGCAGCGCCAGCATCTGCGACGCGACCTGCGCGAGCAGCTTGATCGTGTCGTGGAAGTTCGACAGCGCCGCCTCAGGGAACTGGACCACATCGGCCTCTTCGCCCTTGCGTTGGTTCGTCGCCCACTCCCGGCCGGCGACCTTCTCCCATGTCGACAAGGGTTTGCCGTTCTCGTCGACGAAGTCATCCTCGTCGAGGCCGAACCACACCCTGCGCGGCATCGCGTGGTATTCGCCGGAGATCATCATGTCCGTCGCCATCTTGTTCGCGGCGTCCGCGATCGGGATGACGTCGGCAAGTTCTGAGGTGCCGCGGGGCTGCATCATCCGGGGACGGTTTACCAGGGGAACCACCGAGCAGAACCCTCGCTGGTGCTCAGTCTCATCCTCGAGATTCCACTTGCCCTTGTCGTAGACGTAGAACCGGTCCACCATCGGCGTGTACAACGTCGAGTAGAGCCGATCGTCGTCGTCAGTCCAGCGCTTCAACCCCGCAATGACCTTGCGAGTGCGCGGGTCATGGTGCGTGATCACCTGACTCGGGTGCTCAACGGTGATGATCGGCAGATCGGGTTCATCCGGGTTGGGGCCGACAATCGCATAGGAGCGTTTGAGGATCAGCGACTCCAGGTGGGCTTGCTGCGACACCTCGTCGAGATCGTTGGCCTGCCAGATGCCCCACAACCGGTCGTCAGCTTTCGCCTTATTTGGGAGCCGAAACCCTTCCACGTCGAGTCGGTTCTCGTAGGCGTCGACACCCATGCGCGGCCAGTTGATGACCAGCTGCGTGATCCGATCCCCGAGTTCCTGCTGCAACGCCGGAGCCATGTAGCACAGCGGCTGTTCACCCTCGTAGTACCGGTTCAGCTTCCGCATCTCAGAGTGCTCGGCGGCGAGCTGACCGGACAAGTACTCGACCATCTCGACCGGGGTCCGTTCAGGCACGACTCACCCCCGTCTCACGATCATTTTCGAGCTGCGTCGCTGCCAACCGCCGCGTGCGAGGGCGTCAAGTCGGGCCTGCCAGCTCAAACAGCCAGCCATGGCAAGGTCGATGTACTTCTCCGAGTCCGGGCGTTCCTTATAGATCGTCCACAACGGGGTGTCGTCATCGTCGAGGATCTTCAAGTTGCCCTTGCGGGCGTTGGCGATATGCCGCGCGAATGTCTCATCGCCGTTGTGGCTGACTTCTCCTGAGGTCATTGCCGTCCGGTAGGCGCGCATGGCTTGCCCGATCTGCCGAGGCCGGTTCGTATACCACTCCATGACCCGCTTCGACCCGTACTTCCCCGACCATCTCGCGACATTCGCCTCGAACCGGGGAGGGTCGTTGTAGGAGAGGACCACCCTGTAGGTGTCCATGGCCTCTTCCATGGCGCCGTCAACGTCTTCGTCGGTGACTTCCCAGTCGTCCTCGCCAGACGGCCGCTCCCACACCGCTACCGGCCATTGCAGGCCCGTCTCGATGTGCGTCGCGATGAACCCGCATGCGTCCCGCCAGCGTGCGCCGTCGAAGCCGAGCGAGACCGGCTCCTTCTCCGCGATTACGAGGTCTGAGACCAGCTTTTTCCACCGCTCGGGGTCGAACGCCTGCCTGGAAGAGGCCACCCACCGGTTCAACCACACCCGCTCGAAATACGCGCGGTCCGTGTCGTCCTGGTGGTACAGGGACATGATCGAATCGATATCCGACCACTTCGCCACCGCCGGGCCAGAAGCCTCAACGATCGCCGCCCGCAAGCCCTCATCGGTCTCGAGGTCATGCGACGGTGAAGCCTCACGATGGAAGTAGAACAACTGCGGGTCCTTCGCCTTACCGGCGTGGACCTTCTCCGCGTAGTCCTTCTCCGTCTCCGCGACACTGCCTTCACCCGGAACGCCCGCGGTCGTCGTCGACAGCGACCAAGGGTCAGCGATTGGACGCTTTGGGATGTTCTGCAGCATCGTCTGATGCGCATCGATCAGCTTCGGCAGCGTCATCCGGTGCGGCTCATCGAAATGCTGGAACGTCGTCCTCGCGCCATCACGAGAGTTCGGAGCCGCCGCCAACGCGACAGCCTTCCCGTCGCCGTTCCACCGCCGGATCCGCTCCAACGTCGGATCAAACAAGTCAGCGTCCGGCCCCTCGGTGACCATCACGAACAGCGCCGCATACGCGAGCTCTTCTGTCTGCTCCTCCGTGTACGCCACCATCGGGATGTACGGGTCCCGCACCGGCCGACCCACCGGGTTCCCGTTCGCGTCGAACCCGTCGCAGCGGACCGGCCCCTCAGGATGCAGCTCGGCGAACGCAAACCAGCCGGCCTTCTCGGTCTTCGCCGTGCCCTTCCGCAACGAGATGCAGACACGCTTGAAGCGGCGCTTCCCCGCCTTCGGATGCCCCTTCGGGAACACCTCATAGGCCCGATAGAACAACGCCCGCGTCTCATCATCAATCACCGCAGGCTCGCCACGAAGGTCACCAGGACCGAACGTGCAGCGATCCTCAATCAGGTCGCAGATCTGCGGCCCGAGCGTCGGCCAAGGTTCATCATCGAGCGGCGGGACGATCAGCCCCGTCACTTCACCGCCTGAAGCAGACTCCGCGGATCGACAGCCGGCTCCGAGGACTCCCGAGGCTTCGCCGCCGCGGTCTTCCGCTTCCGAGTGTTCTCCTCAGCGGCTTCACCACGGTCAATCTCCCACTGCAGACGACGGCGGTCCAACGGCGTGATCCCGTACAACTGGCCCTGCATGCGGATCTCCGCCGACAGCTTCACCCGCAGGTTCGCGTTGTCCGCCGTCCAGTAGTCGTCCACCAGGATCGCCAGCCGGATCAGGCCATGCTTGTCCGAGTCGTCGTACTCGGGCGCCATCGGCGACGCCCAAATGTCCTTCCACCACTCCAACGTCTGCGAATGCCAGTCCTTGCCCTCAGGAAGCGAAGGCGCTTCGACGTCATGCACCAATGTCAGGGTCGCCCTGGTCGTGGTCTGGTTCCGTCGAGCCGGATTGTGTTTCGGTTGAGGCCCAGGCATCGCGCCCTCCTCGAAGTGAGAGCGGATCGCCCGCTCAATTGAAGGTCACACTGAGTGACCGAAAACTTGGGGAACCCGTACGCGGAGAAATCTGCC